CAGATGCAGCAACAGGCACAGCTATACGGTGCTGGGCAGTACGGTGAGACTACAATGGCTGGTATTGAGGCGCAGTTGATAGCAGAACAAGCACAAGCTAACTTACTGGGTGGTCTTGGTTCTGGCTTACTTAGCGGTTTGTTTACACCAGTTGCTCAAGAAGGCGGTGGTGCTACTAACTGGCTTTCTTCAGTTTTAAAAAGATAAGGAGAATTATGTAATGGCTAAATTCTCACAAGCACTACTACAAGGCTTGCTTAATCCTGCTTATCAAGGTGAGTTGATGCAAGCCGCTAAAGGTTTAGGACAGACTCCGGGCCTTATGAGGGAGCAACAGCAAGCACAAATGGCGGCTGAAAAAAAGGCACAGATGGCTGGATTAGAGGCTTCTGGAGTAGCTGCCACAGAAAAAGCAGAAGCTCAAAGAGAGGAGTTAATCCTCAGGAAAGCTATTGAAGTAGCTACATCAACTAACGACACTGCTGCTCTACAAGCTCTTCAAGTTAAGGCTTTAGATCCTAGGGAGTATTTATCTTCACTAGCCACAAGAGGTCCCGCAAAACCAGTTATTCTATCTGCTGGCGCTGGGATGTATGATGCCACAGGAAATCTTATTGCTGAACGTGGGTTTAAGCCTGAGGCTGGACCCAAGAGAGGCATTAAGACCGTAACACGTGACGATGACTCTATTGTTGTGCTTGACGATTCAACTGGTGAGCAAATTAGTGTCATACCGCCTCCCGGCAAGGGCGAGGGTGACCGTGATGCAGCTTTGAACCTTATCGCACAAACCACCAGCTTCATCAAAGACCTAGATGATTTGATGGCCCCCGGCTTTACAGAGACAGGTTTTATAGGCGGGGTGTCCTCAATGGTTCCCGGAACTCCTGCATACGACAGAGAAAAAGAACTGTTGTCTATCAGGGCTAGACTTGGTATTGACCAGATAAACGAGATGAAGCGTCTAGCGGCTGAGTCAGGAGCATCAGGTACTGGTTTAGGACAAATCTCTAACATTGAATTTATGTCCCTACAGTCTAGCCTAGATGCTATCTACACAGGTATGTCGGCAGAGGCGCAGATCAAGGCACTAAAAACCATTAAGAAGCACCTGTTAAACGTGCAGAAGCTGGCCTCTGGTATTGCTCCTGCTGACGCTATTGAGTGGAGTAGCCCTGAGTACAAAGCTGTAGGATACCACAAAGACCCTGAGACGGGTATGGTGTTCTACGCACCGGACGGACCTAACGGGACTAGATACAAGCTAGTAAACGGTAAGTTTGAGAAGTTAGGGACGTACCTTGGAACCCTCACAGTAGAATAGGAGCTTAACTAAATGTCTCTTGCAGAAGATATGGAAGCATTTGATAGAGCCTTTGGCGTACCTGCTGAAGGCGAACCTCTGGTGTCTGAAGAACAGAAGAAAGAAATGGTGATTGATGACGACTCAGCGTTTCAAAGGGCATTTGAGATTGACGCAGTAGACTTAGATAACTCTGACGTACAGACAGAGGAATCTTCTCTGTGGAACAGGTTTTTTTCTGAGCCTTACCAGAGAGGAATCGAACAACAAGCTCAGACTATGCAGAGGTTAAGCCAGAGTCAACCTACAGCGGCAGGAATCTCAGCAGCCATGAGTGATCCTGCGGTACTTGAGGAGCAGTACAGGCAGTCCACAAACCTACCGTCTGTTCTTTTGCAGACAATCACTACGCCTCTCAGAGTGGCCTTTGACTCTGCGTCTGAGATGGTTATGTTTGGTGTAGGAAAGGGCGTGGGTATGTTGCCTGAGGGACTCAAGGAAGGGGCCGCAGAGCAGTTTCAGGCACTGATGCAGACAAATGCTGGTCAGATGGCTTGGAATGCCGCTGGTCAGGGTATGAAAGCGTGGGAAGAGTTTCAGCAGAACTACCCTAACGAAGCGGCCAACCTTGTCGCCGTAATGGACTTAGGCTTTACTAAAGGAACACAACCACTAGTTAAACAGAAAGTAATACCCATGAAGCTAGAGCGTGTAGGTATGCGTAACGAAGTTAAGCCTCTAGCTGGAGGTGACGCAGACGTATACAAAGTTTTGTTTGAGGGCGAAAGGAAAACCCCTGAACAGGTAAGGCTAACAGAAGATCCTAAAGGATTATCAGGCACCCAAGAACAACTAGCGTCTGCTGAACAGTTAGAGCTTATAGATATGGCTAAGTCCGCAGGAGTCTCTGGTAACAAAACTCTACAGGCAAACTATAACTCCTTTCAGGAGTACTACGATACTTTAGAAGCTAACTTAATGAAAATGTTAGCAAAGAACGAAAGAAAAGTTAACTGGGCTGAGTTAGACGATAATTTAAGGGCCAACTTAAAAGCTCAGTTTGACGAAATGGTGGTGAGTAACCCAAAACTTATGGCATCAAAACAGGCAAGAGAAGAGACAGCCCGTTTGTACAAAGAAGCTCTGGCAATTTTAGATGAGCAGGGAGGTACACTTCAAGGGTTACGTGTCACGCGCTCTATGTTTGACGATAGAGCAAGTAAGATGGGTTACGATTTATCTGGTGATTCTCTGACTACTAGAAACTTAGCGGCTATGGCTGTTCGTAGATCCATAAACCAAACCGTCTTTGATGTAGTGCCTGAGGCAGAAACTATCTTTTCTAAAATGTCTAAGATTATACCCTCTCTTGGAGCCTTAAATGCTAAGGCAGCTACGGAGGCTAAGACACGCTTTGGTCGTTTCATAGGTTCATTAGGTCTTGAAAAGTACGCTGGCAGCACAGCACTAGGTGTCGCAAGCAACGCCATCTATGTCTTGGGTGGCACAGCAATAGTAGGGCCTTACGCTTACATTAAAAACCAACTAAGGAGGCCCGGACCAGCAAAAGTTAGAGCTAAGGTTGCTTACATTAAGCGTGATATGCTTGACGAAATTAAGAAAGCAATCAAGTCCACACAAGATCCAGTGAAGCGTAGTATTCTACAGAGGGACAGCAAAGAGATTTACACGTATCTAAACGCTGTGTTCAAGCAGATTGAGTCTGAGCTAGAGCAGGAAGAAACTGAATGAAGTGGTTAGACAGACTAGCTAGAAACCAGAAGAATTACGCTCAAGCTCGCTACGATAGGGCCAAGGGTGGTTCAGACGCGGCTATGACTGCTATGGATTACCCACAGCGTAAGCTTAAGGAGGCTATATCTGGTGATGAAGAAAGCTGGGGATTACCTGATTTCTCCTTAGATATTAACGTAGGAAACAGGGCAGGATACAGGGGAACCGCTACATTAACTGATGAAGCTGTGGAAACGGCTTTAGACTTTGTTGTTGATCCTCCTAATTTTGTAGGCGCTGGCTTGGTTACGAAGGGTATGAAAGCCGCTAACAAGGTAGGAGACATTGCAGGTAACTCAACAGCCGCCGCACGTAACTACATAGACAACTTCTACGCCCCCTCTAAGACCGCACAGCCTACTAGGGTTGATGAATTAATTATGCAGAACCAAGAGGCGCTGTCTCGTGTACCTAAGGTAGGTCCTATTATTAGTAAGCTAGAGAAAACACAAGATTCAGCCGATATGCGCGAGAGGGTAGGATCTTTTTTAGGCTGGGCGGGAGACTCTGTTGTTAGGGGTGCAGAGCAAACCATTAGTCCTAGCGCGAGGGCTAACTACAGACAGAACCAAGTTACTCAGACAATGCAGGACACTGCACGTACCGCACTGAGGACAGGGGGATCTAGGGACACAGCTAAGGCGGTAGCCCAGACGCAGGCAACGGAAAACATAGCAAACCAAGCGGGAAGAACTGGGCCTAAGTCGGAAGCCGTAGAAGACCTAAATCGCAGGAGCTTTCTAACGGAGCCTGTGAAAGCTACTGATGGCTCGTACAAGAAGCTGATAAAGGATAACAAGCTAACAGGCGTTTACGAGAAATCTGGTAAGCCTGTAGGTGTCTCTGACAAAGACTTGGGCATCGTAGAAGACCACGTAATGAGCGTGTGGAAAGACCGAAAGGGAAAAAAGGTTAGTGAAACGCCAACAGCAGACATCAGGATTAAGAACCCCGGTTCTGGGGATCAGGTAACTGGATCACATGTTCTAGACTTCCGACAAAAGAGTAAAGTCTTTAAGACGATGAATGCGCTGTACAAGAAAAACCCTAAGCCCACACTAGAAGAAACGTGGAGGCACTTAAAGGATAGCGAGGTAAAACTACATCCTAAGTCTAAGACACTAGAGGACGCTCGTGAGAACGGGATATGGACTACGGGTTCTTTTTCAGGTAACGCGATTACTGAGGGAGGCGTAAACTATATAGCCAAGGTGAACCCTAACGGCAGGGTTATGGCTGTTATCTCAGACGAACACAATTTCCTAGAGAAGGCTCCTGTGATAGGGCCTTTGGTAGACGCCGCGTTGCCTAACAGGTCTATCTCAGTCACGCCCCCAATGTTCTTTGACATTAAGAAGACAAAAGGCAAGATTGCTTCACCACAACCACAGAATAAAAAGAATGTCAAGGAAAGTTTGTTTGATATAGCTAACGCAAAACCTTCTAAAGAAGCACTAAGGGCCGAACAACAGATAAATGCAGGAGTTGCCACCGCTGGCGTAGGAATGTTAACTGGAGGAAACCGTGAAGAACGACGATAAGCACACAGTAGAGTACACATCCCTTGACTACCACAGCATGTGTGAGAAGTCAAAGGCCCGTATCAAGAAGATGCAGGCTGAAGGAATACCTACGTCCCATGACCCTAAAGAGAAGCCAGAGGACGTAGGCAGTAACGACAGAGGTTACTCTATCTTCTTTATGTCTTAGATTTCACAGTTGTTACCTGTGCAAGCTAACTGCTGGCTACCTTCAGTCATATCAGACTCCTCGTTGATGTCCCAGTTGATCTCAGTAGGGAAGTCCTTCTTGAGTGACTTGAGGGTAGCCTTGTCCACCGGCTCATACGGTGCCTGTTGGTACGTGTGGTCTGAGTAGGGTAGGAAACTAATACCTGACACCTTGTCAAACTTGTTGTACAACCATTGGCCCACCTCTAGGAACTCATTGTCCCTGTAGTAGCACGTCATAGATGGCTTGTGTTCACACCAGTAGTCCTGATACAACTCCCACAAATCTAACTGCTCTATCGCACCCATGTCTGAGGCTGTCACAGCGCCCTCTGGTGAGGCGATAGGGAAGCTGAACACCTTTGTACTAGGGTTCATTACATCGTCCTCCACAGGCACACCAGCGGCCTCTAACACCACACAGAGTGGGTCACGGGCATCAGCGCGGACACGTCGAATATACTGAGGGCTAAAGCGAGGATGGCACCCACTAGCACTATCGACCAACTGACTAACAGTCCCGCTAGGCTTAATCGCAGTAATTGCTGTAGAGGGATTAATGTTAAGTCTCTCAGCCCACCGCTTGTTAGTCTCAATTGATTCCTCTCGCATCTCTGTGAGCCACTTCTTAAGCTTTGCATTGTCACCTCTGCCTGACAGTAAGGGGTGGTCCATGATGCCAGTAAGAGACACCCCTAGTAACGCCTCTTCCTCAGTGTTAGTCTTCCATATCTTACGTAAGTACCTGAAGTCAGTCAGCGTAGCCTGTAGTGTGCCTAGGATAGACGCTATGCGTACCTTCTTCTTGAGGGTGGCTAGTGTATCGTTAGGTCTTACTACGACTTCTGACAGGTTACAGAATTGGTTAGGTCGTAAGATAATCTCAGAACAAGGGTTAGTTCCAAACTCGTGGTCAGGGTCACGCCTACCGTTCTTTGCTGCTTGCTTCTGACTAGCGACACGAGAGAACATACCACGTTCACCAGAGCGTGACTCGTACAAACTAGTCCACTCATTCAAGTAAGCCTCAAAGTCAGGCTTCTCTGTGTAGCAAGCAGAGTTATTCGCTAGGCCACGGTGTGGATTATCAACCCACCACTGTCCTGTCTTAGCTCGACGCAAGCGGTCATCAGTTAGGTTAGAGAGTGAGATCAAGGCTGACCGACGTACTCCACCGACCACAATACACGATGCTATCTTACAGCAAAGATCGTGGCATTCAATGGACGTAAGCTTTCTTCCAGAAGCTCCACGAAAGATTTCGACTGTGAAGGTAAAGAGATCGACGAGAGGGTCTGGACCACTTGCACGACCTCCGAAAGTTTTGAGTGAGGCACCCGCAGGTCGTACTCTGCTAACGTCCCACTGGGGAACTTGACCTGAATACAGCAGTGATACCAGTTCCCTAAACGATTTCGCCCATCCGACTTTTGAATCTTCAACATTAATAACTGTGTCTGTTCCATGAAATTCCTCTGCTACCTCTGGCAACTTGGTTACGTACTGACGCTCTACTGAGTAACCTACCCCTGTTCCACACATGAGGACGTACATCATCTCATCGAATGCTTTAGGGTGGTCGATAGGTAGGTAGCTACAGTTAAACCCTGCTACGTTGTCACGGTCTAAGGCTTCTCCTGCTGTCATTAGCGCCCTCATGCTGGGCATAACGTCTAGATCATGTATAGCCTTAGTGATCTCTGACACATCAAAATCATTGAGGTGGCCTTTGTCAAACCAAAAGTTTACGTAACGGTTTACTGTCTCTTCCCAAGTCTCACGTCGTTGTTCCTCTGGTAGGTAACGTGCGTAGCGTGACTTGTGTATGTACTGTTGGTATGCGTCCATCTATTCTGTTACTCCTAGTGTCTCATTAATGATTGCTTGAGATGCTAACTGTAGTAGCATGTATACTCCGTCAGGGTACTGTTCGTTAGATGCTACTTCAAACATCTCACCGTCCTCAAACATTACTACTACTACTTTAGGCTTCCTGTTCTCTTCTTCCATTACCGTAGCTTTTGCAGCAAACGCCATCAGAAACTCAGCAGTGGTAATCTCTTGTTCCTCTTCTTCTTTCTTGCTTCCAAACTTACCCTCTACTACGCGCATGGTTCTCTTGGCGTTGGGGTCTAGTGAGCTTGTCCCTGATCCCGGCTCTAGTTCGTAGAGGTCTGTTGTGTCATCGTCACTCATTTACTAACTCCTTTATTAACCACTCTAGGTAAACACGAGCCTTACGTAGATCCTCGACTCCGTTCTTGTACTTGTATCTATGTATGTACTTGTGTACGTTACCTTCGCAGTAAGCGCGAAACTCGTCACCTAGTTGCTGCTTGATGTAGTCAATAGCCTCAACGCCACCCTTGTTGTAATGCTCTGGTTTGTCAACTACGTCTACCTTGATCCACTTCTTCTCTTTCTTTGTTACGTTGTCCCACTCTGCTGGTGTCGCGTTGTCAATACTCATAAACCTCATCCTCTAGTTCCTCTGTAAACTGATCTAGTTTGCGTATTAGTTTGTCCTCAAACCTATCCAGTATTTCTTCAGATGAAATCTGTAGCGCCTCTAGTAGGTCGTCAGGGTCATACAAATGCAAAATCTTCTCCTTAATTTCTTCGAGTGTCAGTGACATAATCAACTAAGTCCTTTAATGTGTCTATAGTATACCATAGAATCTCGTGTTTGTCACACCATTGAGCCATTGTATTTTTAGTACTTTTGCTTACTTTCTGGTTAGGCTTCATAAGTATGAAGATAAGTTCTTGATTGCTTCCAAGGCAGTTAGAGATTGCGCGATACTTCTGGGTGTCTCCTGCTCTGAAGTACCCTTTGCATTCAATGATGTACTGTTCTCCGTTCCTCTCGTACACAAAGTCTGGTGTGTACTTGCGTTCGATTCTATAGTCGATCTGCCACGGCTCATAGCTAAAACCGTATGGTTGTAACTGTTTCGATACGTCATATTCAAACCCCGATCTAAATTCATTAGGATAAGACTTCTTGGACTTTCGGCTCATTAACCACCTCTGTTAAATAACGTGGGCCGCTTGAATACAGGAAGGTTCTTACTCCTGACCAGCAAGTATGCTTGTAGGGACAATAGGAACAACCGACTGCGAGCTTTTGATTTCCACTTTTGCCATCTGGTACTACTGCGTGACAATGCTCTGGTGCTTCCGGTTGCTCTACTAGCTTTTTTACTCGTTCTATATGCTCCTCTATATCGTAGCCAATCTTATCGTATACTGGAGCCTGTGTGTCAGCAGAGTCGTACATCAGGTACGTTAGATGTCCGTTCTGTTTGTCCATAGCTAACCAGCCAAACTTGGTTTCTCCCTCTGAATGTGCATAGCCCTTAATTTGAGCAATGTATCCAAACGGATCATCAAAAGCGAGACTTCCGTCTTTGAATTTTTTAAACCCAAAAGTGGAAGTGCTTTTAACATCAGTGACAACACCGTCAATTTTGCAGTCCATAGAGCCTGAGATACCTGCAACCTGACATTTCTTTTGCTCATCTGTCACCTCGTGTCCTGAGAGCCTAGTCAAAAATAACAGCATCTCTTCGATCAGATGCCCGTACATAAACTTGACGTGTGTGTTAGGCGTCAACTCCTCTTGCACGTCAGAGTTATTCACCGCGTTCCAGAGGTAGCGATCATCTCGCCCAATGTTTGACATACGTAACTTACGTCCGTCGCGTTTCTCTGTGAACAGAGTTGACATAAGTTTCTTACAGTTCTCGCCAAAGCGGTCTATCTCTTCGTAGAGATCCACGTCCTCTGGTACTTCTTTGGTAGCGACTACTTTGTAGATGTCCTCTACCAGTGAGTATATTTTGTTCATTGATGGTTCTCCATAAGTTTAGACACGTCTTTCTGTGC